TCAATTAGGTGTTGCTGATGGTATTGCTTTTTCGTGTGGTAATACCAAAAAACCAGAGGCATCTTTACGTTACATTTTTAAAAATGTAAACAAAACTGTTTACAATGACCAAAAAGATATAACAACATTTGATCCTGATTTGTCAAGATGGTCAAAACAAGGTATCCTTATGTTAAATACATCGCTTACTACAGAAATTGGTAAGATTGGTAAACACATTCCTATTTGGGATCCGTTTAACAAGTATCTTATTGATATGCTTAATGCAAATGATAAAGAATACATTTGGGTTCTTATGGGTAAACAAGCACAACAGAACGAAGATTTGATTGACAACATTCTGAATAACACGCAAATACTAAAATGTTCACATCCAGCATCAGCGGCATATCAAAAGTCTTCTGAATGGGATAGTAACAACATTTTTAATCAAGTAAATGACGCATTAAAGTTGACAAATAAACCAAAAATAGTGTGGTAATTATTTGTTTAACTTTTAAAAGTTTATTATCTTCGTAATCTAATTTAAACTTTATATATTTATTTCCATGGTTGATGAACCAAAAAAAATAGAATGGAAACAGTATGGTGAAGTGATGAATGAAGGTATCAAATATATTCACTCAAGAGCGAGTGGAAGTATTAAATCTTTAAAAACTCAATGGAAACAATTCAATAAGATTGGATTAAACGGTATTGAGTGGCAATCACTATATGTTATTGCTGCAAGACCAGGAGTTGGTAAAACTCTTATTGCAGCATCTTTAACACGAGAATTACAGCGTTTAAATCCTGAACAGGATTTTGCTGTACTGCATTTTCAATTTGAGATGCTTGGTAGAAACATGGCGTTGCGTGAGTTATCAGCAACCAGTGGATTAAATATCAGATATTTACAATCTGCACAAGATGATGGGATGCCACCATTGACCAGTTCAGATTTTAACAAATTGAAAGAGTACGCAAGTAAGCAACACACAAGAAAAGAGTTTATTATTGACAAAGCATTGACTGTAAACGAAATGCGTAGTGCTATTTTTAGTTTCTACAACACAATGAAAAAACCTTTTGTTATTACTTTGGATCATACTCTTTTAGTAAAACAATCCGGTAGTGAGAACAATAAGCAAGCGACCTTGCAAAATCTTGCTATTATGATGACAGAAATGAAAAATATGTTGCCAGTAACTTTCATTATACTGACGCAATTGAACAGAGAAATTGACGATCCAGAACGTCAGAAACCGACAGGGAGAGGTGAAGGACACTATCCTACGGAGTCTGATGTTTATGGTAGTGATTTTTTACTTCAATGTGCAGATGTTATGATTGCTTTTAACAGACCAGCAAAGTATAATTTAGGACTTTATGGACCAAATAAGTATATCATAGATGACAAGTTCCTGCTGGCAATGCATATTTTGAAGAATCGATTTGGTGATGTTGGTATTCAATGGTATAGAGCAGAGTATGCTAAAATGACCATTGTGGAAGCTGCCACACCATCAACTCGAATAATTAGTAGTTCAAGTTAAATGTAAAATGTAAAATGTAAATTAAAATGTAATTATTATGTCAACAACAACAAAGAAAAAACACATTAATGAGCTTACTGAAGAGTTCAGACCTTTTTGGGAACCTTTGTTTGAAGAAATGGGTATTGAAAACCCTTTGTTTTTTGCAAAATTATGTTACAATGGTAACGAGTTTGGAGCACTGCCTGTAGAAACTATTAGATTTTATGCAGAACAGATTTCCAAAAACCAAGATGTATTCATAGAACTCTTTGACTGGTTTGATAAACCTTATCATGATGGAGAACGTGTGCTTTACAGATTTAAAAATGATCCTGACTGGAGAGATAATCCAACAGATTACAGAGAAATAACAAAAAAGAAAGATGGAACAATGCTTCCTTATCCGTCTTATGCTTTTAAGTTGTCTTCTTGTGAAGTGGTTAACAGAACAAGTATTAAGTTCAATGAACCAGACATAGCAAAAACATCAGAAGAACCAGAACTTGTGCTTCCTAAGTATGGTGAAATTGATAATGAGATATTTGATGACAACTATCTCGAAAAAGATGATAATCATTATGCTCAAATGACAATTAGAGACATTTACTGCATTGTGCAGAATGTTCCAATGTCAAACAAAAAGTGGTTAAACAATTTAATAAAAGACGGTAAACAATGGCAACAGAAGTAAAAGGTATAGAATTACCAACTGCTACAATTAAATCAGTAGTAAAGAGTCCAAAAAACTTAATCATATTTAGTAAACCAAAAACAGGTAAAACAACATTGTTGTCACAATTGCCTAACTGTTTACTTATAGATTTAGAAAGTGGTTCTGATTATGTTGATGCAATGAAAATCAAAGCAAACAACATTAAAGAACTAATGGACATTGAAGCTGCTATTATTAAAGCAGGTAAGCCATACAAGTATATCGCTTTGGACACTATTACAGCATTAGAAGACATGTGTATTCCATACGCAGAACATTTGTATTCGTTATCACCAATGGGTGCTAATTGGAAAACAACTGGTAAAGCAAAGTATGGTAACATATTGAATCTTGCAAATGGTGCAGGTTATCCGTGGTTACGTCAAGCGTTTAATGACATTACATCAAGAATCAAAAATCTTGCTCCTAATGTTATTTTTTGTGGTCACGTAAAAGACACGTTGTTATCTAAGAATGGTAATGATTTTAGTTCGTTGGATCTTAATCTAACAGGTAAACTGAAAGATATTACCACTTCTAAGTCAGACGCGATTGGGTACTTAGTACGCAAAGGAGACAAAAATATCTTGAGTTTTAAGACACAAGATGATATTTCATGTGGCGCAAGACCAGAACACTTGAGAAACAAAGAGATTGTTATCTCTGAAACTCTTGAAGATGGTACTATTGTAACACACTGGGATGAAGTATTTATTGATTAATTAAAAAGTATTATTAAAATTTAAAAATTAGAAAAAAATGGGAACATTTAGTTTAAACAATTACAATCCATCAGAAGGAAATTATGTATCTAAAATTTTATTACCGGGTACTCACAAATGTAGAATCATTGACTTAAAATTGGAAAGACCTCCTTATGACAGAGATCAATATAATTTGATTTTTGTACTGGAAGGTGAAGAAGTTGGTGATGGATTTGAAGGTATCCAAATTAATAGATTAGATCCTTCTAAAGGAAACTATAAAGGACAGATTGCTTCTGTAAGAAGTGGTCAGTTTGGATTCAAAGACTGGGTTTACAAAGGTAAAACTATCTTGAGAGACGAGTCCATTCAAAATTTCTTAGGTAGTTTCTTGAAACAACTTGGATTGTTAGAAAAGTTCCAAGGACTTAATATTCAGTGTGATACAATTGAAGATTTGGTTACTGCAATCAAAAATTTCATTTGTAAACCAGACTTCTGGTTGTATTTTACAATTGGTGGTCAAAAATATTTCAAAGATGGTTCAGACTATCCAAACTATTCTTTATTTTTACCAAAAAGAACTGAGGGTAAATATGCTTATGCATTAACTGCAGAAGATCCAAACTTCTTGCAGTTTAACGAAGCTGTTCATATCTATGAGAAAAAAGTTACTGAAGATACTTCTGAAGCAGTAAGTGAATTTTCTGCAGCTCCTGCAGCTCAAGATATTTTCAATGACACGCCAGCTGTAAACACGCCAGTTTTTGATGACAATGTAAATGACTTACAACTACCATAATTAAAATGTTTTATTTTTAAGATAAGGGTAGATGTAATGTCTACCCTTTTCATTTTAATGTAAAATAGTAATTATGTTTAGTTTAAATAATTTTGTCGCATCAATAGAGGATGTACCATCAGATTGGATATTTGAAAACTATTTGGAGCTTAACGAAAAGTTATCAGGTCAAAATGTTAGAATGAACAGTCTGTTTAATCCACACGATAGAGATCCATCAATGTATCTTTATTATGTGAAAGCAATTGGTAAGTACCGGTACAAATGTTTTTCAACTGGTAAATCTGGCAATGCAGTTGATTTAATGGCAAAATTGTGGAATGTTGATTATGGTTCTGCAGTCTATAAGATTTTGGATGATTATCAGTCTTTCTTAAAGACAGGTAAGAAAACTCCAAAAAAAGAATTTGTTGAAACTAAATGGGTTGTTTCTGAATATTTTATCAGAAGTTGGACCAAAGATGACGCAGATTTCTGGTTACAGTTTAATATTGGTAGTAAGTTATTAGACAAGTACAATGTAATTCCGTTGCGCAGTTATACTATGGCAAAGCAAATTGGCGATGCTGTTACTGACGAAGAGTTTCATGTACAAAAAAAGTACACTTATTTGTACACTACAACGTACAACGAGATGTACAAGATTTACCAACCAAAAAACACTACTAAGAAATTCTTAAAGTTGATGGACTATACTCAAGGTATAGATCAATTAGAAGGAGCCAGATTTTTAGTTATCACATCTTCTCTGAAAGATTGTATGGCAATTAGAAGTATTCCAGGTCTTGATGTTGACGTTATAGCACCAGATAGTGAGAATACAAAGTTGTCTCCAGAATTAATTGAATCCATGAAAAGTAGTTATGAAGCTGTTGTTACTTATATGGACAGTGATGCTGCCGGTATTGCAAGTATGAAATATTATTTCGAAACTTATAATTTACCGTTTTGCTACATACCACTTGAAAAAGACTTTAGTGACATCGTCAAAGTGCATGGTATCAAAAAAGCAGCATATACTTTTATACCAGTTTTAGATAAAGCAGTTGCAAAATATAAAGAGTTAAATAGAGAATGGCTTGATAAAAGCGATTT